TATGTAGCGGATTCACAGACCGAACCTGCGGAACTGAGGACGCGCGGACGCTTACCTTCATCGCAGCAGCCCTCGACGCAGCGCTGCCTAAAAAGGATAGCCGAGGCGCTCAGAACATCACGATAGCCATCGACAACGTGAACGGTGAAGCTCAGGCGAAAATTGACGAGGCAATGACCGCCGAGCAGCGAGTATCGGCAACGCTGCGCACCTATTTGCTGAGCGATCTAACGACGCCAGCCGAGGCGCCCTATCGCATGACAGTACAGGACGGCTCAATTGAGCAATTAGCGGTACAACTGCGCGCAGGGTTCTTTGACTTGATCAACGTCGCATGGCCTCGCCTGCTGTATACGACCAAGAATGCCCCAGGATTGAAATACATGTGAGCACTGACACCTGGCTCAACAATTACCTTTTCGCCGTGTACGTCGACGGCGCACGCGGAGAAGGCGGCGCTTATGACTGCTGGGCGCTCGCACGCGAAGTACGCTACAAGGTCTACGGTAAGCGCTTACTGCCATCATGGGGACATATTCGCAACACCATGCCGCGCGCATTCACTGAGGCGTACCACGAGCAAGCCAAAGAGCTTGAAGAATGCACCCCGGAGGTCGGCGCGCTGGCCATGGTGTTCACTGGCCGGCTGATGCTACACGTCGGCGTAGTGGTAGAATTGGAAAACCGTCTGGCTGTTCTGGACATAAGCGCAAAAACAGGCTGCCGATGGCAGCGCATCCCCGACTTTGAAGCGCCATTTGCCAAGGTGGTCTATTACCGTGACAGTCCTAATTTTCCCGAGCCAACTTGAAGGCGAGCCGCTTGAGCGTCACGAAACCTTTACGGCTCAAACCGTCGAGGATTGGTTAACGGCCACGTCTGCCAAGTATGAGCGCCGCGAATCGCCACCTATCACTGTGACTATCAACGGTAATGCAGTGCATCCGAGCGATTGGCCGCTTACCGTGTTCCGGCCAGAAGATACCGTGCGTATCTATCCGCAGGCCAAAGGCCTTGAAACGGTCTTTCTCGCTGTGCAGGCCATGGCCGCGCTGAAGTTCGTCACCGGCTTGTTTATGCCGAAGATCCCGGCGTTGAACAACAAGGGCGCGGCCTCAGGCGAACGCTTGGCCAGCTCGGCGCCCAAGGGCAACAGCGCAAAACTTAACAGCCCTGTGCGTGAAGTGTCGGGCAACCGGCCTTTCTACCCTGACTATCTGCTGCCCACGCACCGCTACTTCGTCAGCCCTCGCGAGCAAGTCGTCGAGCTTATGCTGTGCCTGGGCGTGGGGGAGTTCGACGTAGGCCCGGCCAACGTAGAGATTGGCGATACGCCGGCCATTGCCCTGGGCGCTGACGTTACGATCAATTTCTTCGACCCTGGCGAATCCGTCGCCGGTCGGCCAGAAGCGGTGTGGTGGCACAGTGCTACCGAGGTCGGCAGCACGTCCGCTGGCACTGCAGGCTTGACGCTTACCGTTACGACCGAAGTCGCCCCCGTGGCCACCGCGTCCAGTTACGTTTTCAATACCTTCAGCATCTCGATTCCAGGCGGTGCCGGCGCCTTCCCCGCTGGCTGGGCCGCCGGCATGATCGCGCGCATCGAAGTGCCCTACGGCTACACTGTCACCGATGGCGGCGGCGGTGTGCGCGACATCATCACGGGTGACATCACTGCGCTAGGCTTCGTGCCGGGCGACCTGATCGAGATAATCGGCGACAACGCCGGCTTGTACATCGTAGACACGGCGACGGCCACCGACTTAACCCTGAACTGGCGCAACGGCGACCCGGTGACCACGCTGACCACTGGTTCCCGGCAGATGGGTATCGGCTTTGACGGCCTGCGCTACCGCTTGACCGCTGGCAGCACCAGCGCGATCAGCGTCGAGCGCTTGGACGATACCGGCGCGACGGATACCGGGTGGACGGGCTTCCCCGTGCTGACGACCAGTAACGCCAGCATTGTGTTGGACGAGAGCAGCGCCGAAGGCGACTGGCTGGGGCCTTATGCGGCGTGCCCGAAAGGCGCGACCACGAATACCATCGAGGTCGATTTCTTTTTCCAGGGGGGCTTGGCCAGTGTCAGCACCAGCAACGGCAGCGTAAATACCAAAACAGTCACAGCCGAAGTCCAATACCGGAACCTCGACACGGCCGGCGCGTGGTCTTCTGCGACCTTCACATACTCAAACGCGACGCTTGATCAGATCGGGTTCACCGAGCAGATCGCAACCGGCAGCAGCTACCGGCCGGAAGTGCGGGTGCGCCGCATCGGCGCCAAGTCTGCGAAGACCAACGTCCAGGACGGCGTTCAGTGGTACGGGCTGCGGGCAAAGCTTGCTGCGCCGACCAGTTACCCCAAGTTCACGACCATGGCCCTCACAGTCAAAGGCGGCGACCGGATCGCCTCGCAGTCGGAAAGCTTGGTAGGCATCGTCGGCGCCGTGCGCAAGCTGCCGATATGGGACGGCACGTCGTGGAGCGCGCCCACGGCCACCCGCAGCATCGCGCCATGGGTGGCCTATATCGCTAAGTCTGTCGGATATACAGATGCCGACATTGATTTGGCCGAACTGCACCGCCTTGGCGATATTTGGGACGCTCGCGGCGACTACTATGACGACGCAATCAACGACAAGACAACCGTTAAAGACGCCATTAACGACGCCCTGGCTGCTGGATTCGCTGAACTGACCATTGATCGCGGATTGATCAAGCCGGTGCGTGACGAGCCGCGCACGGTCTTTGAGCAGGCATACAGCCCGCAGAACATGACTTCACCGTTGGTGCGCCAATTTTCTTCGACTGACGTTGACGACTTTGACGGGGTTGACGTTGAATACTTCGATTCCGTGAACCGCCAGTGGACGACTGTCGAATGTCGTTTGCCTGGCGATGCTGGCGAACGCGTTGAGAAAATGCGCATTGCGGGCGTGACCGATGAAACCCGCGCATGGCGTATCGGCATGCGCAAGCGCCGGGCGCAGCGGTATCGTCGGTGGGGTTATACGTTTAATACCGAGCTGGACGCAATGAACAGCGGTTACCTGTCATATGTGCCGCTGCTGGATGACGTGCCAGGGTACGGCCAGAGCGCAATCCTTGAAGACTACGCGGTGATGGGCGCAGGTGCTGTGTTGCGCTCAAGCGAGCCGCTAGACTGGTCAGCAGGTGGTGCGCATGTTGTTGGTCTGCGCCGTCCAGACGGCACGCTTAGCGGCCCGTTTACCGCCACTCGGATTGACGACTATCGGCTGTCGATTGCATCATTGCCAGACTTTACTCCGTCGATTGATACGTCAGCCGAACCGCCCCACATCTACTTTGGCCCGCTTGTGCGCTGGTGCTATCCTGCGTTAATTACCGAGGTTTCTCCAAGCGGGCAGGTTGGGTGTAGTGTTTCGGCGATTAACTACGACGGGCGCGTGTATGACGACGATAATAACTCACCGCCGTAATATATAATTGATGGTTGGCTTGGTTGGTATATCCAGAGATATATCAACCTCTTCACCCTGATCGTATTCAGGCAGATCGCGTTCGGCTGTAATAACCCAAGTCTCGCCAACACATTCAACCTTTACGTTAAATGCGCCTAGAATCAAGTCGCCAATTAAACATAGGGTGGCTGATTCGCTTCCTATGATATTCATGATTACTTTTTGCTTGTTCATTTAATTGGCTTCCTGATTTCTTGAAACCCGCCGCAAACAGTGCATTCAAGGACGCCGAATGACTGGTAGAACACGGCTCCGGTGTTGGTTCGCTTGTGGTCGCAAAGGCACAGCCGAGGCGTACCCGTTGATAAATGCCTTTTGATGCTCAGTAGAGCGGCCTCTGACAATTTCAATTGGTAGCCCCAGCATCTTCGCCGTTTGGCCAGCAAGGTAAATCGGTCCCATCTGCAATCAATCCTGTTACATAATCCGCGCACGCGACCATATATTCCGTGCGCGCTTGTCGATAAAGTTGTACATTGCTCGCCAGTTCTGACTGGTCACAACGGTTGTAATTGTACTGGGCAAGCATCATGGCTTCCAGTAATTCGACTAGGTTCATCGTCTGGCCACTCAATTTGAAAGATTGACGGAGTTAGGTTGCTGTCGAGAATACTGCGCGCTACTTTTGAGGCATCTTTGC